TACCCATGGGTTAAAACAATCGATTCAAGAACCAACAAACTAACTGCAGTTCCACCATCAGTATTGATGCCAGGAATTTACGCAGCAAACGATGCAGTTGCAGCTGAATGGTTTGCACCAGCTGGTTTAAACAGAGGTGGTATCGTAGGTGCGGTATCTGTACTAAACAGATTAACACATGCTGAAAGAGATACACTATATGAAGGAAAGATTAACCCAATCGCTCAGTTCCCAGGAGAAGGAATCGTAGCATTTGGACAGAAAACTCTACAAGATAAAGCTTCGGCACTTGATAGAATTAACGTAAGAAGATTATTAATCAAAGTTAAGAAATACATTGCATCTACATCAAGATACCTTGTATTCGAACAAAATACGGCTACAACTCGTTCTAAATTCTTAAACACAGTTAATCCTTATTTAGAAGGAATACAACAAAGACAAGGATTATATGCGTTTAGAGTGGTAATGGATGAAACAAACAATACACCAGATGTAATTGATAGAAACATCTTGGCAGGGGCAATTTATTTACAACCTACTAAGACTGCTGAATTCATCGTAATTGATTTCAACATATTACCGACTGGAGCGGCGTTTACGGCATAATTAAAAAATAAAGGAAAACTATATTTATAGTAGTATAAAGGAGAAATAAAAAATGGCAGAAGTATTAGAATTCAACGAAATGTTCTACACCAACTTCGAACCGAAGATGAAGAACAGATACATCATGGAAATTGATGGTATCCCTTCGTATTTGATTCGAGTTGCAAATAGACCTTCAATTCAGTTTGAAAAGGTAACTCTTGACCACATTAACGTTAAGAGACAACTCAAAGGTAAAGGTGAGTGGCAAGATATCGAACTTACTCTTTATGACCCTATTGTACCAAGTGGTGCACAGTCAGTAATGGAGTGGGTAAGAACATCTCACGAATCTCTAACAGGTAGAGATGGATATGCAGATTTCTATAAGAAAGATGTAGATATTTATATGTTAGGACCTGTTGGCGATAAAATTGAAAACTGGAAATTAAAAGGTGCTTTTATTCTATCCGCTAACTTTGGTGGATTGGATTGGGCAGATGCAACTGGTGTTGCTGAAATCACAGTTACTTTATCTTATGATTACGCAGTTTTAGAATACTAATACTATATAATACTTTTGATACTTCCATAAAAGGTTCTCTTAGTGAGAACCTTTTTTTTTACAACTTTTTTAAACTTATATATTTATATACAAACATTAAAATAAAAGTTTATGGCAAAATTTGATTTTCCAACGGAAGTGATAGAACTTCCATCTCAAGGTAGACTATATCCTGAGGGACACCCGTTATCAAAGGGTACGGTGGAGATAAAGTATATGACGGCTCGTGAAGAGGATATACTTGCTTCCCAAAATTTGATAAGAAGGGGGGTGGTACTTGATAAGTTGTTCGAATCTGTTGTAGTAGAAGAAGGTTTAGACATTGGTGATATTTTCATTGGTGATAAAAACGCTATTTTACTTGCAACTCGTGTATTGGGATATGGGGCTGATTATAACGTAGAGGTTACAGACCCTTTTACCGGAGAACAACAAAAGATAGTTATTGATTTATCAAAAGTACAAACTAAAGATATTGATTTTGATAAATTAAATAAAGAAAATAAGTATGAGTTCGAATTACCTATTTCTAAAAAAACTATAACATTCAAGTTACTAACTCACAAAGATGAAATCGATATAAATAAAGATGTTCAAGCGATGCAAAGATTAGCTCCAAAAGGAGAAGATGCTGTATCTCAAGATGTAACAACACGATTAAGATATATGATTACTTCTGTTGATGGTAACGATGAAAGAGGTTTTATAAATAATTGGGTAAAAAATTCATTATTAGCAAGAGATTCACGAGCTCTAAGAGAATATATAAGAAATTTTACTCCTGATTTAAATTTAAAATTTGAATTTACATCAGATATAACAGGTGAAACGGAGGCACTCGATATACCCTTTGGGGTTGGGTTTTTTTACCCTACCGAGTGATTACTCAGTACAACTTCATAACCAAATTTGGGAAATGGTTAACTTCGGTAATGGATTTACTTGGAGAGATGTCTACACCATGCCGATTCATTGGAGAAACTTCTACTTTAAAAAATTAGTAGAATCTAAGAAAAAAGAAAAAGAAGAATACGATAAAATCAGTAGAAAATCTTCGGCAAAAGGACCTAATGTAAGAGTGAGGAAATAATTCCTCACTTTTTTTGTGCTCTATATTTATAGTAGTATAAAAGTATAACGGAGAAACCCTATGTCAAAAGATAAAATAAATGAACTATCTGCAGCATCTCGATTTGTGAGTGCTTTCTTTGATGGAGTTAAAACAAATACTACAAATAGATTTTTAGCAAAGGCTAAAAAACAAGGAGTTCCTAAACCAATTATCGATAAATTACAGAAAATTGAAAAAGAACGAAAAGAATTAGATTCTATTATAGCGAAATACTCTAAATAAGGATTATTAAGTGGCACAAACTAAAGCAGATTTACTAAGAGAAATTAAGAAACTCAAGGGTGATATAAACCAACTTGATAGTCTTGGTAGTGCCCTAACTGAAAAGCAAGTAAAACAGTTAGAAAAATACAAAAAACAAATTGTTGAGGCAGCAAAAGCCGTTAAAGAAATAAACAAAGATAAATTGGATTCTTTTTCTAATGAAGAATCATCCATAAAATCAATGGCATCAATGTATGGTGCTCTACAACAATCTCAAAAACAAAGTTTAGATATCACTTATACAGGACAATCTAAAAATGTAGAAGCTTCTTTAAAAATATTAGATATAAATCGTAGTATATCTCAATTAACACCAGATGATGAGTATCAAAGAGCTGCATTAATGGAAGAGCGTAATGTTCTAATGGATAGTCTCGATAAACGAAGTAAAGGTCTTGTAGATAGTTTAAAAGAACAAAATAGTTTAGCAGATACTTATGCTAATTTATCAGAAAACCAAAAACGTATAATACAAGGTCAACATGATGTCTTAGATGGAATCAAAAATACTTTAGTTGGAACCATAGAAACTGCTGTTACTTTGTATGGAAACTTACAGGGTGCAATTGGTGGTATCGTAACTGGTATGGGATTTGTTGTTGATAAAATAGGAGCAGCAAATAGAGAACTAGGAACAACATTATTCCAAACAGATGGCGTTGCTAGAAAAGCAGGAGTACTTTCATTCCTTTTTGATGATGCCGTACAGAATGCAAAAGATTTATCTGCAGAATTAGGTAATACATCTCGAGCAACATTTGAAACTCAACAAAATGTTGGATTAATGTCAATGAACATGGGAATCACAGGTTCAGAAGCAAGTTCACTTGTTGGTTCATTTACAAGATTAAATGGAAATTCAACTGAAACTGCTTTCAACATGGCAGCAACATCAAGAGAGTTTGCTAAACAAAATGGAATTATACCATCACAATTGATGGCAGATTTGGCTTCTTCGGCTGAAGAATTTGCAACATTTGGTAAACAAGGTGGTAAAAATATATTAGAAGCAGCTGGATATGCAGCTAGATTAGGTACTAATATGAAAACCCTAAGTGGTATTTCAGAGGGACTACTTGATTTTGAATCATCAATTACTAAAGAATTAGAGTTAGGTGCAATGTTAGGTAGAAATATCAACCTAAACAGAGCAAGAGCATTGGCATATGAAGGTGATATTGCAGGTGCAACCAAGGAAACAATAAAACAACTTGGTGGTATCGAAGCCTTTAATCAAATGGATTACTTCCAAAAGAAACAAACGGCTGATTTATTAGGAGTATCAGTAGCAGAACTTCAGAAGATGGCAACCAATATGGAAAATGCAGGAACAATGGGTTCTGTAATAAATGAAAAATTTTCAGCTATTGGTGAATATTTAAATGGAGGATTAAATAAATATCTTGGTACAAGTTTAAAGGGATTGGGAGGTATGATTACCGCTTCCGCACAACTTGGAGCTAATTTTTCAATGATGGGATTCTCATTAAAAGGAATTGGTGAAAAATTTGGCGGAATTGGTAAAGCGGTATCTAATTCTAAAATAGGAAAAGGTATAGGAAGTTTATTTAGTGCTGAAAAACCTAAAATACCACAAGGTGAAGGTGGTGGAGGATTTATGAAATCCATAACAGATGGAATGGAAAAGATGAATCCTGCCAAAATTCTTGCAGGAGCAGCGGCTTTAGTTATTGTAGCTGGTGCCGTGTTTGTATTTGGAAAAGCAGTACAGGAATTTATGAAGGTAAGTTGGAGTTCAGTTGGAATGGCTGTGGTATCAATGTTAGCCTTAGTTGGAGCAGTTGCTCTATTAGGTGCGATTATGAGTAGTGGTGTTGGGGCAGTAGCAATCTTAGCTGGAGCCGCCGCTATGTTGGTAGTTGCTGGTTCAGTTTATATTTTAGGTAAAGCCATACAAGAAATAGCTACTGGATTTGAAATGTTAGGAAGTGTTAGTTCTTTTATAGGAGATTTGGTATCAATGACTGGTAGTATATTGATATTATCAGGTTCTCTCTTTGCTTTATCTGCTTCTTTGGCAGCGGTAGGTAGTGCAGGTTTAATATCTATTCCTGGTCTTGTTGCATTGGGAGCTATAGGAGCTGCGGTTAAAGGAATAAATTCTTTACTCGGAATTACACCAGAAGAAACAGGAGCTGTTGAAAGTGATACTGTTACTGAGTATCAAGATAAAATGTTATCTAAATTTGATGAACTTATTCAAGTAACAAAATCAACAAGAGATATTTACATGGATAGAGATAAAGTTACTAATGTAGTTATGAATAGAAGTGAAGTAAATTCTATTAATAAATTTAGTTTGAATAGTGCATAATCATGGGAAAGACTTTAAAAGAATTATTTGTAGGTTCTCCGCAAGATAAAGCAGTTAAAGCGGATAAAGAAACTGTTATTGAACAAGAAGTAACAGGAATAAGAACTCGCTCTGCAGTAGAAGTTGGCAACCCATTGATTTATGGTAATGAATCTATTCGTATAACTAATAGAACAACATCAACCCTTGATAGTATGAAATCTGCTACTGGTGGTGAATCTGGGGATGGTGGTTTGATTGGTAAAGGGTTATCTAAATTAACCGGTGGTAAGGTATCTTCTATTTCTCAAGCAAGGGATGCTATTAACTCTAAGTTAGGTATTCCTCAAACAATGAATCCAAGTAGATTAGAACAAGATATAATTAAAATTCCATCATCGGACCCTATTACTAAAGATAACGTAGGTGGAGGATTACAAGGAACTGGTTTAGGTAATTTCTTAAAAGATACTGGTGGTGGAAATCCAAAAACAATAGGAAAACAAGCTCTTGGAAATGGAATTGGACTAGCAAAAGAAAAATTAAGAGGTAAACTATTTGGTGAACAACAAAGTATAGGTGATGTAACTGGTGAAAAGGTAGAAACTAATTATTCAAATACAAATCCATATACCAAAGTTTTAAAAGACAATAGAAACTATACAAAAGAAGGTGGGGATGTTAAAGAATTTAAAGGAATTGATTTATCATTAGTTTCACCTACATATGGAACCCAAAGAAAGGATAGTATAGGTGTTTTTGGTAAAACTGAATATGCATTTAAAGCTTTATTTGATGAAGCCGGTAATCCTATTTGGAATCAAGACCAGACAGCTTATGACCCAACTTCACCATATACTGGTTTACCTGGTGAAGATGCACCAATAAAAGAAGATTCTTTGGAAGTTAAATATGGATTGAGAAATAGTGGAGATGTTATCAACCAACTATCACCATCGGATACATATACTAAAGAAGAATACGAAGGTAAAGATTTAATTCCTTTTTGGATTTCTCATGTAGGTTTAAGTGATAAACCTGTATTCTTTAGAACATTAATAACCGGTTTAACAGAAACAGTTTCACCTGGTTGGAATTCAAATTCATTTGTTGGAAATCCATTTAATTTTTACACTTATACTGGTGTTGAAAGAAGTGTATCTTTCAATTTAAAATTATATTGTATGAATCCTGTTGAACTTGGAGTAAATTGGGAAAAGATTACAAAATTAACTCAACTTACATATCCATTTATCAATAAAGAAAAATTAATGAATGCTCCTATTATATCATTTAGAATCGGAGATATATATAATTCTAAAGTTGCATTTATAGAAAATTTAACTTACACTATACCAGATGATTCTACATGGGAAACTGATGGAAATTTTGGATACCTACCTAAATTTATAGATGTTGCAGTAACATTTAAATTTATCGAATCAGATGGTGCTCAATATAAACCTTATTCATATAAATTATCAAAAGAAGGTGCTAAAAAATTAAATGAAGAGAGAGAAGCATCAAACTTTGATACAAATTCAAGAAGTAATTCTAATGGAACTATTGAGAAGGTATCAGGTATACCTAAAATGGATTCTAAAGGTATTACAAAATTTAAAACAACAGGACCATCGGCACCTAAGATTAATCTAAAAACTGGTAAAGAAGAAACTAAAAAACCAGAAGCTGAACAATTAGGAGCTACTGACCCATTTGCATTACAACCATCAACTGCTGAATTTAGTTTATCACCTTCAATGAAAGCAAGAGCAGAAAGAATTTCAGCAGTTCAGGATAAATATGGATGTACGTTTGAACAAGCAATGTTATTTGAAAGAGGAGCTAAGTATAAAAACGAACCAACTAAAAATCCACCATTTTCATGGAGATGGAAAGAACCTAATACTTTTTATTTCCAATGGGAACATCAGAAAAAAGATTGGATTGCATTACCACCAAAAGGAGCACCTATTAACATCCCATATAAAGTAATAAAAAACGGATAATAAAATATGGCAAGTAGATATACAAATAACGAAATAAAAAAACTTGAAGATGGGAGAACTGTATATAAATCAAAAATTTATCCTAAAGTTCCAAAATCAGACCAAGATACATATATTGTAGTTCAAGAAGGAGATAGGTTAGATACGATTGCATATCAGTTCCTTGGGGACGCTTCGTTGTGGTGGTTGATTGCTTCAACAAATAATATTCACGATGCTCCTTTTGCTCTTGAAGATGGTACTATTTTAAGAATACCGTATAATTACAATAAAATAATTTCTGAATTCGAAAAATAATGGTAAATACATTTCCACAGTTATCTAACATTAGTAGTTCTACTCGTGAAGTCATCTTTAGTAGAGCAGGTAAGAATATAACATCATCTACATTAATTCCTTGGATGAGAATTCTATCGGCTGTTGGTAAAGGATTAGTAATAGAATCTATACCAAAAAATGATTCATTTTCACAGAGATATGGTAATGCTACAAGAGCAGGTAGAGTTGGTATTGATTTTGAAGGTAAAGATTATATCGAAACAGAATCGGTAAGAGGATACAGACCCTCACCAACTATATCATCCATAAGTATTGAAAATGGAGCACAGGGATTAAGTAGAAAAACTAAATTTACAATAGTTTGTTATACATTAGGACAAGCTGAAATAGTAACTAAACATTTTTTAGAACCAGGATTTACAGTTCTTGTAGAATGGGGATGGAATAATACGAAATCATATAATCAAAAATGTCCATTAACAACTTGTGATATCGCATCATATAATAATGTTAAAACGATTCTAAAAAAAAGAAAAGACTCTGAAGGAACATATGATGCCTCTCTTGGATTTATAACAGGTGGTGGCATGAGTTTTGGTGATGGTGAAACATTTAATGTTGATATAGAGTTAACATCTTTAGGTGAAATACCTGCTTATTTACAACCACATAAAGGATTTAACAAAACAATTTCTGCTAATAATAAAGTATATACTGGAGATAAGTTTCAAGTATATCAAATACAAGGAGCTCAGACAGGAAATCAAGGTAAAAAGAATGTAGGTAAAGCTTTATTCATGCAGATGTATAATGATTTACCAAACAATAAACAAATTCCAGAAATTAAAAAATTAGTAGATAACGAAAGATGGACTGACCCTGCTAATTTTATAAATATGGATGAAAAAATCAGAAGAACACTAAGGGATGATTTTGATGAGGGTGAAGTTAGAATAAAAAATGAAGGAAAAGAAAGTGCAGTTCAAATACCTGAAGGTATAAATTTAGTTACAGACCAAAGATTTATTAGATTGGATTTGGCATTTGAAATAATAAATACTGTTCAAGATGCTGCTTTAACTCCTACTGTTGAAGGACCTTGTGGTAAAAGTGTTTTAATGAATAATCGAATAAGTATAGATGATACAATTTGTAGAGCACATAAACATATGTTTTCTACTGATATCAGTAAACTATACATACCAAATAAAAATTTACCTGATTTTGGATTAATTGATGCTCTTACTTCCAAAGAAACTAAAACAAAATTTATTGAATTTGGTGGAGAAGGTAATGACCAATACATAGTTGATGTTGTAGATGGTCATCCTGATACTAATAGACAAAAAAAGTATTTTCCAAGAACAGTTCCTTTTACTTATTATGACTTACAAAAAGTTATAGATGAGTGTCAAGAACAACCATTTGATGCCTACTCATATGGGTGGTTAACTGATTTGTATTTAAATTTTGATTTTTTCAAAGAAGTAATAAACAGAAAAGGATTACTGATAAAAGATATTGTTCTTGAGATACTTAATGGAATATCAGGTGCAGTTAATATGTATTGGGAATTTCAGATAGTTGAAAGATGTAGTAAGGGAGAAACAGAGAATTCTGCAGAAAAAAGACAAAATGTAGAAGCCGGAGTATTTGAGTTACAAGTAAGAGAAATTGGTACCGGAGGTGTTCCAACAAAAAAATTAACAACTTCTTTCCAATCAAGAGGAGTAAAAACACCTTTTATAGAATCTTCATTGACAATGGATATTCCTGGTGCAATGAAAAATATGATTGTTGGTCAGAGAAACGCGGCAATGCAGGGAGTATCAGAAGCTAGAGAACAAGTTATTGGTGGAGGAAGTTTATTTACTGATGAAATAGACCCTGTACTGAAAACATTGACTGTTATGCAAAAAAATGCAGAAGATGCTAAAAAAGACCCTAAAGAAGAAGAAAAACAAAAATCTGATGCAGATAAAGAAAAGGAAATTTTAAAAAAGAACTTAGAATTATTCACAGCAACCGCGGGTATTTTTCCAAAAATACAAGATAATCAAGGAAACATAGATGCTGTTAAAAATTGGTATGATTTTATTGATTCAAATAAAAGTAGTCTAAATGAATTAATGATAGTGGGTACATTTAATGATGCTACTTTATTAAAAGTTATTCAACAAATGGATGACTGTACATTTACAGGAGGAAATTATAAAGGAGTTAATAAAAATTCAATTATCCTTCCTATTAAATTTAATTTTAAAATACATGGTGTAAGTGGATTAAGAGTAGGAGATGTTTTTAAAGTAGGAGACTTACCAAAAAAATATAGAAATAAAATATTTCAAATAATGAATATTACACATCAGATGGATAGTTCTGGGTGGTTTACTAGTGTTGAATCACAAATTAGAAATACAGAGGATATAGAATGAGTTTAGATAGATACAAATCTTTATTAAAAAGTTCATTTAAATTTAATGAACCTACCATATCTGCTCATATTCCAAAGCCAAATGATTCTGATTATGAAAGAGGATTTATAACAAGATATTTTATTCAAAAAATAAATGATAAATCTTCCCCTATTATGGAAGTAGATTCAAAAACTTTCTCAAGATTAGTTGGTAATGTTTTTTATTCAACAACAAGTATAAGATGGAAAATATCGGGAGTAACTGAAACCGTATATAATTCAAGTGGTGATATCAAATACAAATCAGTATCCGAATCAAATAGATTATCAGTTAAGTTTGTAGAAAAAGATATGCCTAATTTAAAATTATATTTACCAAATTTATTACAATTTTATAAAAAATAATTCACTTTTTGCTTGGATTTCTCAGGTTTTTTTCGTATATTTACTATGTAAATGAGTTAATAATAAACGTTAAAACTATGAGTAAAAAAATCAAATTTCAATTCCTTGGTGAGACCTTCGAATTACCTTCAAATGCGGTTCAGTACGATAAGTACAACAACAACGAACCTTACATCTACATGAGAGCTAAGTATGTAGC